ATGACGGCCCTTGAACTGACCGACATCCTCGGCAACATCACCCTGCAGCTGGCGGACATCATGTCGTTTGGCCTGGGCGCGCTCTGCGCAATCGCCTTTGTGATTGCTGCCCACACCAAGTGGTAACGAGGCAATCATGATTTGGACACTTGAATGGCGCCAGCACGAAGAAACCGGCGAATGGTATTCCCGCCGTGAAGACGAATGCGGCATGACCCAGGAAGAGCGAGACGAAAACGTCCGGCAAGGACTTGAATATATGCGCGAAATCGAAGGTTGGGAGCCATGATTCAACTACCTGACGGCTTTGACGCCGCCGCCCTGTTCACCGAGTTCTTTCATCTGGCCGCACCCTTTGCCGGCATTGGCTGCCTGATCGCCTGCGGCTTCCTGATCAACCGACTGCTGAAGAACATGCCATGACCATCTTGCCCTCTTTCCCCCTGATCCGGCGCTGGGCCTTGGTGATTGGCTTTCTCGGCCTCTGCTTCGTGCTCGGCCTGCTGAAAAGGATACTGCTATGAAAATGACCCTCTACATCCTCGGCGTGTACCTGACCTTCCTGTGTGCCGGCTTCTACCTGAGCACAGCCCACGGCGAAGAAACCGCCCAAGGTTTGCCGCCAGGGCCGAATCAGTCTGCTGACAACGGCTATGGCTACACCCCGAAAGGGTATGTCGTTCCCCGGATTACATCGACTGACGCGCCGCTCAGACATCGCAACGCCAAATCTTGCCGGCAATATCTCACGGTTTGTGAGAAGTCCTGTAATGATCGCGGCTCTCTGTTCAAGTTTCAATGTATAGGACAGGATTTCCAGCCGTTTGAGGATCATTATTACTGCCAATGCGCAGATGCTTTACATTAAAAAATAGGCAGGATTAGCAAAATGATAAATTTAAAAAGTGCAATCCTATTCATTTCTTTCATTTTGATGTCAGTAAATGCCTATGCTACTGCTCATATTGGCAAGAGTACTTATGGTGTTTGCAATGTTACCTATACAACTACCGATAGCGTTTTAATCACTGCGTCAACGCAAGCCAGTAATTTCCCAAATGTCACTGATGATGGATATTCATTTATATATACAGGTACTGTAAACTATCGTTATCAATATTATATTTATAACTATCAATATGCTGTCAGCGCATCAAATTGTGGTAATTCAACAACGCCTTGCTGGTATCTTGCACATTATGATCCAATGGTAGCCATAGCTCCGGAACACTTACCAACCGTTGTTTCTTATGCTGACACTTCTGCAGTTTTGGCCACAGTTGACACACAAACGTGCTCTATTCTTCAGTCTTGTGCCTCTAAAACTGGCCAAGTAAATTACGACCTACAAAATTTTAACTCCAGTTCTCCTCTTTCTGGCGGCACTGCCTGCTATGATGATTGTCAGCAATCATCCGAAATTCTATGGACTGATTGCATAGGTAGTTCATGCATCGCATCCGTAAAATATACGGCTACAGGGCAACCTTGCGGGGTCGAAACTTCTGTTGATAATTTACAAACAGACCATCCTGATAGATGCACCGATCAAATAAACGAAAAAATTCAACAATGCGGCGGATCGTTGAATGTCCTTTCATTTGATTTTGAATCTTGCACTGGTGAATGTACCCCTGACGCCTGCGCCGACCAGTGGAAAAATTTAGTTGATAAGTGCGGCGGCGTCATGGCCAAGTTAGCACTTGGGATGCTTCCACTTGTTCCGGTTCTTGTGCAAGCGATCCTTTGCCTGATGTCAAACAACCAGATTCAGAAGCTGTTCCTAAAAATGTCACCAATGAAACAAAGACAAATCCTGATGGTTCTTCCGAAGTCACCAAGGTCATTGTTTATAATGTAGACGGCAACACTTACGCCGAAACCACAACGACCACCTACGATTCGAGCGGCAATCAAACTGGTTCCACTACCTCCACTTCCGTTGGTTCCGCTGGCACAGGAACCGGGACCGGAGACACACAATACTTTTCCTCCATCCAAAACTCTGGATTCGCCGAACCCTATAACCCCGGCGAGTTCGACATACCGGCCCGGTTCACGCAATTCCTGAACAACGTCAAATCCTCAGGGCTGTTTTCGTTCTCCAACGACTTTTTCAACTCGCTGCCCGGCGGCGGCTCTTCGGTCTACGAGATCGAGGCCGGACAATACGGCCATCACACCATTGATCTGAGCGACACCCTGTCCACCGGTCTGGCGGTGTTGAAAACCATCCTCCTGGTCTGCTTCGGCTTCCTGTCGATCCGGGCCGTGATCATGAAGAGGTAAATATGAGCGGCTTCGGCGTCATTATCGATTGGTTGCGCACATTCTGGGGCTGGGTTGAAACCGGTTTTTCCTGGATTCTCGACGGTGTGATTCTGCTGCTCCAGTTCGTGGTCTTCACCCTGCTCGACGGCCTGTTTCTGGTGGTGGAAACCACCCTGGGGGCAATCAACCTCTCGGCGGTGATTTTCAACTATGCCGCCTCGTGGTCCAACCTGCCGACCCAACTGGTCTGGCTGATCAACGCGGTGGGTTTGCCGCAGTGTTTCGCGATCCTCGGCGCGGCCTACATCATCCGCCTGACCTTGAATCTCATTCCATCAGTTTTTACGAGGGTATAACCATGATTATCGGATTTGCTGGAACGCCCGGTTCGGGCAAGACCTACGAAGCGGTTAAGAAGATCACCGACAACCTGCAATGGGGCCGGGTGGTCTACACCAACATTGACGGGCTAGCCGATCAGGAATGTTTGGAGATGATCAAATGCTATTGCGGCCTGTCCGATTTGGCGCTGATGAAGCAACTCCATTTCCTGGAAGATTGGCAGGTGCCCGAGTTCTGGTTGCACATCGAACCCAAATGCTTGGTGGTGCTCGACGAGGTGCAGAAGGTCTTTTCCTCGCGTGAATGGCAGAGCGCCAAGAACAATCAGTTTGCGTCCTGGGCCTCGACCCACCGGCACAACGGCTTTGATCTGGTCATGATCTCGCAATCCATGGAACGGATTGATTCGGCGGTGCGGTCCCTGCTCGAATGGAACTATGTGTTTCGCAAGGTCAACTTCTTTGGCGGCGCAGTGCAAAAGAAATACCTCTGCTATTCCTACGGCGGCGACGACACCAGCGGCAGGCCGTTGGTCAAGGACACGCGCACCTACAAACCCCAGATTTTCCGGTGCTATAAGTCCTACGACGCCAAGGACGTCAAAGAGCTTGGCGTCATGCAGCACGTCAACGTCTTGAAACATCCGGTGTTTTTCGCCATTCCCATCGTCTTTGCGCTCACCCTGTACATGATGTTCTTCAAATCGAGCATCGGCACCGGCGACCTGTTCGGCTCCAAGAAGGCCATGGCCAGTCAGCCGCAGCAGAGCGGACCAACCGCCGCCAAGAAGGACGGCCCGGCGGTCGCTCACCTGAACGCCATTATGCCGACCATTCGCGACGGCCAAACCGTGTTCACCAACCGCAAAGGCGCCCTATGAAAAACAAATCCTTTTCCCTGTTCCTGCTTCTCGCTTCGTTGTTGATCTGTTCCGCGCCGGTGGTCAAGAAGGACGGGCCGGTGTCGCTCGACTTCGACAACTCGCCGCTCTCCGAGGTGGCCTTGTTCGTCACCAGCCAGACCGGCAAGGGCTTCATCCTCAACGGCGTGGAAACGAAGCTGATTTCCTGGATCGAATACAACATCCCACGGGAAAAACTGTTCGACGCCTTCGCCAACACCCTGGCCGCCTTCGACCTGATCCTCAAACCCGCCAACGACGCCGGCACGGTCTACACCGTCGACAAGATCGAGGAAATGAAGGTGCCGTATAAGCTCGACTTTGCGACCTCCAAGCGGGGCACCTTTTTCCTGTTCGGCTCCACGGTCTATTCAAAGGAAAAGTTTCCCTATCCGGTCAAGCACGATTCCGGCCACTGGTTCGCCATCATCCCCAAGAGCCTTGCGGACCAACTGGCCAGCAAAGCGGCTGCAACCAACGGCAAAAGCTGA